AATCTGTTTAATGATTTTCTTTCAAATCTTTAATTTAATAAATAAATATAGTTTATAACTAAGGTTAAACGGAGAGTTCAAATGTCTCGTGGAGATTTACAAGAAATGGAAGTAGGCACTAAGCAATCCAAAACTGCCGTAAATGCTAACGCTAAGGCAGGAGATGCAATGCCACATATGGCAGATCCAGGTACTCAACTTGGACATGTAGAAGATCTGGGTGGCCCAGATCCTTCCAACTATCGTCCTGATGACGATTCAGCAAAGTTGAAAACACCTGGCGCAACTCTGAAGCAAGTCAGAGATGTTGTCAACAAGGGTGCTAAGGCTGCTGATCCTATGAAGGGTATGAAGGAAGAGGAAGAGTATGATGAAGACGAAGAACTCTTAGAGGCTAAGCACGAAGAAGAGGAAGAAGAGGAAGAAGAGGAGAAAGAAGAAAAGCATAGCAAAAAGGGTAAGAAAGAAGAAGAGATGGAAGAGTCATTTGAAATTGAAGATGACGTTAATGCTCTTCTCGGTGGTGAAGAACTCTCCGAAGGTTTCAAAGAGAAGGCAAAAACCATTTTTGAAGCAGCACTCAAGTCGAAGGTTGCTCAAATTAGAGAATCAGTCGAAGCCGAATATGAGCAGAGACTGGTTGAAGAAGTTGAAGAAATCAAAGGAGCACTCGCTGAGCGTGTAGATGCATATCTCGAATACGTTGCAGAAGAGTGGTTCACTGAGAATGAACTTGCTATTGAGCAAGGACTCAAAACCGAATTTACTGAATCATTCCTTTCAGGTATGAAGGGACTTTTTGAAGATCATTATGTAACAATTCCTGAAGACAAATATGATGTACTTGAGAATATGGTAGAAAAATTAGATGAAATGGAAGAAAAACTCAACGAGCAGATTGAGAAAAACGTTTCACTCAACAAGCGTCTCGCAGAGTCGGTTGCTGACGGAATCTTAGATCAAGTTTCTGAAGGGCTTGCTGCTACTCAGAAAGAAAAGCTCGCTTCACTTGCCGAAAGTGTTGAGTTTGAAAGTGAAGAAGAATATCGTGAAAAACTGGAGATGCTGAAGGAATCATATTTCCCAGCAGGTAAAGCTCCAAAGGCACACACTGAAACCCTTTCTGAGGGTGTAGATCAATCACCTGAATCTGTTTCAGGAACGATGGCTGCATACCTGAGAACTCTTCAGGCAGTTGCAAAAAACTGAATTTAACATTAAATCAAACGTAAACATTCACCAAAGGTAAACGCAAATGTTCAACGCAGAACATCTGCAGGAAAAGTGGGCTCCACTCCTCAACTATGAGGGTCTTGATGCAATCAAAGATTCGCACAGAAGAGCAGTAACCGCTGTCCTGTTAGAGAACCAAGAAAAATTCCTCCGTGAGGAAGCTGCATTCACCACAGGCGGTATGAGCCTGATGGAATCCCCAACCAACAGCGCAAACGCTGCTGGTGCTAGTGGTGGTTTCGGCGGCACTTCAGCTGCTGGCGGCCCAACCGCTGGTTTCGATCCAGTTCTGATTTCACTCATTCGTCGTTCAATGCCTAACCTCGTCGCTTACGACTTGGCTGGTGTTCAACCAATGAGCGGCCCTACTGGACTCATTTTCGCAATGCGTTCACGCTACAATAACCAGAGCGGAACCGAAGCATTCTTCAATGAAGTTGATACAACTTTCTCTGGCCAGGATGCAGGATTCGATCTTACCGCTGGTTTCGCTGACGCTGCTGCTGGTATCGGTACAACCACTCAGGGTGGCACCAACCCAGCAATCCTCAACCCAGTTGGATCTGCAACCTCAACCGCATATAACGTCGGTTCAGGTATGGCAACTGGCGATTCTGAGAACCTTGATGGCACTGCTGGCAATGCTTTCAACCAGATGGCATTCTCGATCGAGAAAGTCACTGTTACTGCTAAGTCACGCGCTCTGAAGGCTGAGTACTCACTCGAGCTCGCTCAGGATCTTAAGGCAATTCACGGACTCAATGCAGAAGCTGAGTTGGCAAACATTCTGTCAACTGAGATTCTTGCTGAAATCAACCGTGAAGTTATCCGTACCATTTACAAGATCGCTGAGCAAGGTGCTGTAGAAAATACCGCAACTGCTGGTGTATTCGACCTCGACATCGATTCCAACGGACGTTGGAGCGTTGAGAAGTTCAAGGGTCTTCTGTTCCAGATCGAAAGAGATGCTAACAGAATCGCTCAGAGAACTCGTAGAGGAAAGGGCAACATCATCATGTGCTCTGCTGACGTTGCTTCAGCACTCACCATGGCTGGTGTTCTCGATTATACCCCTGCACTCAATGCTAACCTGAACGTTGATGATACTGGCAACACCTTTGCTGGTACTATCCAAGGTAAGTATCGCGTCTACATCGATCCTTATTCGGCAAACCTCGCTGCTGATAACAGCGGACTTGCACAGGGCAGCAACCAATACTACGTTGTTGGTTACAAGGGTTCCTCGCCTTATGACGCTGGACTCTTCTATTGTCCTTATGTTCCTCTCCAAATGGTTCGTGCCGTTGGTGAGAACAGCTTCCAGCCTAAGATCGGCTTTAAGACTCGCTACGGTATCGTTGCAAACCCATTTGCTGAAGGTACTGAGCAGGGTCTTGGAAGACTTCGTGTTAACAGCAACCGCTACTATCGTCGCGTTGCCGTTAAGAACCTTATGTGATCTCGATTCACATACATTAAGGGGGATCCTTCGGGATCCCTTTTTTTATTCTAAATAGTTAGAAAAAGATGGCAGTCGGTAACGCATTTAGTAATCAAATACAGAACCGAAACTTTTTAGCACCAGTTGGATTTAAGTTTACCTTAAATCGTTCACCTAAAGTTGCGTTCTTTTCTAATTCTGCAAACATCCCAGGTATGACTTTGGGTGTTGCAAATCAACCGTCATATCTCAAAGACATTGATACTCCCGGAGATAAAATTGTTTTTGAAGACTTAACAATTCGTTTCCTTGTAGATGAAAATCTTGAAAACTACATGGAAATTCAAAATTGGATGAGAGGACTTGGATTTCCAAGAGAACTTGATGAAATTTATGATCTTCAAAGAGAACAAAAATATGTTGACACAACTGACACAAAGTTGATGAATATCTATTCTGATGCAACTTTAAATGTATTAACAAGTTCTCAAAATGCAAACTTTAAAGTTAAGTTTAGAGATTTGTTTCCATACTCCTTGTCAAATTTGCAATTTGATGCTACCGATACGGACATTGAATATTTGACTGCAGAGGCTAGTTTCAAGTATACTATCTATGAAATCACTGATTTGAATGGCACTCCTTTATGAATATTGATCTTGATATGATTCAAAGAATGTGGGAACAAGATTCCAAAATTGATATTGATAATCTTCACACAGAATCCCTAAACATTCCAGTTCTCCACGCAAAATACTTTGATCTTTATAACAATCTAGTTCTTCTTAGAAAGAAAGCCGAACAGCAGAAAAGGAACATTCGGCATGATCGTTATGAGTATTACACTGGAAAAGCAGATCCAGAAGTTTATATTGAGAATCCTTTTCCTAAAAAAATTAGGGATAAAGACACTCTTCAAAAATATCTTGATGCAGACGAAAAACTATCAAATGTCTGTCTCAAAATTGACTACTATGAAACTATGCTAAATTACTTAGAGAGCATTCTTAAAGTAATTCAAAATAGAACTTATCAAATTAAAAATGCGATTGAATTCGTAAAATTCCAGGCAGGATATGGTTGATAATGTTGATGTAGTAATTTCTAAAGCAAACGAAGTTTACTTAAAGATAAAGACAGAACCACACATAGAATACGAACTTAGAGATCATTTTAAGTTTGAAGTTCCAAATGCAAAATTTATGCCCCAGTTTAGAGGACGTAATTGGAACGGAGAAATTCACCTGTTTGATTCTAGATCAAAACAAATATACGTTGGACTTTTAGATAAGGTTGTAAGTTTTTGTAAGCAGTATAATTACACCTACAAGTTTGACGATAACAAATATTACGGACTTCCATTTGAGGTGAACGAAGAGATCTCAATGGAGGGTGTAAAAGACTATATGTACTCTATATGCTCCCATCAACCACGTCAATACCAAATTGAGGGAGTATATGATGCCCTACGACATAATCGAAAGTTACTGATAAGTCCCACTGCGTCTGGAAAAAGCCTAATGATCTACGCCCTCGTGCGGTATTATATGGATAAGAATCAAAAAATTCTTCTAGTCGTTCCAACGACCAGTCTTGTAAGTCAGATGTACGGGGATTTTGGAAGTTATGGTTTAGATGTCGAGTCATGTTGTCACCAGATATATTCGGGCAAAGAAAAAAGCAATGAACACCCCATAACCATTACAACTTGGCAATCAGTTTACAAATTAGAACGTTCTTTTTTTGAGGATTATGGAGTCATTATAGGTGATGAAGCTCACCTTTTCAAGAGTAAGTCACTTATATCTATAATGACAAAATTACATCATGCCAAGTATAGATTTGGTTTCACAGGAACTCTTGATGGAACACAGACACACAAATGGGTATTGGAAGGATTGTTTGGGCCATCATATAAAGTAACTCGAACAACTGAGTTAATGGAGCAAGGATATATTTCAAAACTTAATATTCGTTGTGTAGTTCTCAAACATCCACCACAAAAGTTTGAAACTTATGAAGATGAGATTCAATATCTTATCAATCATGAAAAACGAAATAACTTCATCAAAAATTTAGCTCTTGATTTGAAAGGAAACACTCTTGTTCTTTATAGTAGGGTTGCCACCCATGGAGAACCACTTTACCAACTCATAAATACTGATAAGCGAGATGATAGAAAAGTATTTTTCGTTCATGGCGGCGTAGATGCAGAAGAAAGAGAACTTGTAAGAGAAATTACTGAGAAAGAAAATAATGCAATTATTGTTGCTTCTTATGGAACATTCTCTACAGGTATCAATATTAAGAATCTTCACAATGTAATCTTTGCAAGTCCATCTAAATCAAGAATTCGAAATCTTCAATCAATCGGAAGAGTTTTAAGAAAAGGAAAAAATAAAACAAAAGCTATTCTTTACGATATTGCAGATGATAGTACTTACAAAGCAAGAAAAAATTACACCCTCAATCACCTTATAGAAAGAATTAAAATTTATAATGAGGAAAACTTTAACTACGAAATAATTACAATCCAATTAAAACCATGAAATATTACACTTACGCATATCTTCGTGAAGATAATACTCCTTATTATATTGGTAAAGGTAAAGGAAATCGTATTCATTCAAAATCAAATAGAATTTTTAATCCACCACCTAAAGAAAGAAGAATATTTCTTAAACAAAATCTTAGTGAACAAGAAGCATTCAAACACGAAATCTATATGATTGCTGTTCTTGGAAGAAAAGATTTAGGAACAGGAATTCTTCATAATAAAAGTAATGGTGGAATTGGTGGAGGTGCTATGAGTGGAAAATTTCATAGCGAAGAAACTAAAATTAAAATTGGTAATGCTAATAGGGGAAAAATTCATTCTCAAAAATCAAGAGAAAATATGAGTAAATCTCATTTGGGAAAACCCAATCCCAAGTCTGGAAATACAAGAACGGGAAAACCACTTTCCGAAAGTCATAGAAAAAATCAAAGTGAAGCACACAAGTTATTGTGGAAAAAAAGAAAGGAGGCTCAATCAAATGGGTATTGAGGAAGATTTTTATGCAACAATTAAGTTAAAAACAGGTGAAGAAATCTTTGCCAAAGTAGCAGCCTCTGAAGAAGAAGATAAAACTATTCTTCTTGTTTCAAATCCAATTATTATTGAAGAAGTCAAAGCAAGAGGTGGTGT